CACGTTGGCCGGACTGACCGGCTTGGTGAACATGGACAACCTTGCTGTTCGGACTTCAAATCAGATCAATGATGCTGTTGACCAGATGAGGTCTAAGGACTTCAAGGACAACCAAGAGCTGATGTTCAAAGCCATTGAAAAGGCTGGCAATGCAGGCGTTTTCCAACAAGCTGTTGAGACCGCAAAGCAATTTGGCGTGAACCCAACTCAACTTGCCGAGTTTGTTGTCCAGAACGGCATGAGCCTGCTGGTTGGTAGCGGTGCAATGACTGTTGCCCGTGCTCTGGGATCTGGCATGGCCGTTGCAGAGGCCGCATCCCTCGGCGCAAACGCCCTGACTCAGGGTGCCAGCGTTGCTCAAGACACCTACAACCAAGCAATAAAAGACGGTGTCAGTCCAGAAGACGCCTTGACTCGGGCTCGTTCTGCTGGCGCTGTTGGCGGAATTGTGTCTGCGGTAGCAAACAAATTTATCCCCGGCGCTTTGTCCAACGAGACGCGACTTGCCGAAGCGGCGGTAGTAAAAGAGTCCTTGGTTAAGGCGCTCAAGGGTGAAATTCCTTCGGAGCTTGTAGAGGAGCTGTCCGGACGAATTTCACAGAACGTCGCCAATGGAAAGGCTTGGAACGAAGACCTTGGGACGACTGCTGTTCAAGCGATGCTTGGCAGTGGACTGGTCACCAGCTTGGTTCACACCTCCACCGGAGGATCAGACCCAATTGGATCCACTCCAGAGACTGGCCTTGAGGGCGTTACCCCGGAGCAGTTCAAGGCCACAACTGAACTGCTTGCAAAATCAGGGCAGGCACCAACTGCGGCACAAGTCACTGACGCTGTAAAAACGACGCAAGAAGAGGCTGCCCAGTTTTACCAAGAGGCTTTTGGCGCTCCTCCAACTCAAGAGCAACTCCAAGCCTTTATTGGAAAGCCTGAAGCCGATGTGCAGCAGGTAATTGGAGCTGACCAGACGGCGCTCTCCAAGGAGCACGAAACCCTTTACAGGGTTGAGGCTGCAAAGCAGACTGACCTCGCCGAGGCCGCTCGCCTCGCGGGTGACGCTGCTGGCCAAGCCGCCGCAGAAAACGCTGCTATTGGTGCCAAGAACAAAGCGGATCAAATCAAAGCGCTGGTCACCGCACACCCAGAGATGGCAGCAGCAAAGACTCCGAGCGAAGTTACGGCTGACAAGATTCTGGCCATGACTTCTGGAGCTGACCCTGCCGACTTGCGTTACGACCTGAACAAAGACGGAAAGGTCGATACCAAAGATTCTTTGCTAGGTTTTTTTGGAACAGCCGTTCGCACAGACATCAGGGCTGACGGAACCACTGTCTTCGCAACGCCCAAAGACATTCAAGACGCCATTGCCGGAATTCAGTTCCCGGCAGGAATTACACCTGCGGATGTGACTCAGGCAATCACAAATTACATGTCCAAAAATCCCAGCATAACGCTCCAGCAGGTGGCTGATGCAATTACTACGGGAACAACGGGACTGGCTACGGACGCTGGCGTCAAAACATCCATCAGCGATGCCTTGAAGGGTGTAGCCACAACGGCTGATGTAAATGCCGCAATTGCGGGAATCAAGTTCCCTGTTGGTTTAACCAAGACTGACGTTGCAGAAGAAATCAAGGCTGCAATGAAGGCGAACCCCGGCCTGAGCGCTGCGGATGTCACCAAGTCCATTACGGACTATATGACCAAAAACCCTGCACTGACAAAAGCTGATGTATCAACAGCAATCTCTGCCGCCACAAAAGGAATGGTAACCAGCACTGAGCTGGCTCAAGCCGAAAAAGACATCCTTGCTGAAGTCGCGCTCAACGAAAAAGCTGGAATGACTCGGGACACTGCGCTTCAGAAAGCAATCAGCACTGTCGCCGCTACGCAAAAAACCGATGTTGCCACCCTGACCCAAAGCATCAGCGGCCTTAATACGAACCTCGGAAAAGAGATTGGAGCTGTGCAGGCTGACCTAGATAAAACGGAGAAAAGCATTCTTGCAGAGGTGGCCCTGAATGAGAAGGCGGGCATGACTCGCGATGCCGCGCTTCAAAAAGCCATCAATACGGTGGCGGCTACTCAGAAGACGGACAGTGCCGCACTGACGGCAAAAATCAGCGGGTTAAATACAAACCTCACCAAAGAGATCGACGCAGTTCAAGCCGACCTTGCTCAGACTGAAAAAGACATTCTTGCTCAGGTTGCTCTGAACGAAAAAGCGGGCATGACCCGCGATGCCGCACTTCAAAAGGCAATCAACACTGTTGCAGCGGTTCAGAAGACTGACACCGCAACTCTGACATCCAAGATTAGCGGCCTTAGCACTTCCCTCACCAAAGAAATTGATGCTGTACAGGCTGATCTGGCTCAGACTGAAAAGGACATCCTTGCCCAAGTGGCTCTAAATGAGAAGGCTGGCATGACGCGGGACGCGGCTCTTCAAAAGGCCATCAACACCGTTGCGACAACTCAGAAGACTGATACGGCCTCGCTGCTGACCAAGCTAGGCACCACAGAGGCCGCCCTTAAAACGCAGATTACTACGCAAGTCACCAGTTTGGACACCAAGCTGTCGGCTGCAATCGCTGACGCAAAGGCGGCTGGATTAAAGGGCGATGCGGCTCTGCAATCTGCAATCAACAAGGTCGCCTCAGATCAGAAGACAAGCGCTGCGGACATCCTGGCGCAGATGGGCAAGTCAACAGCCGAGCTGAAGACTCAGTTTGCATCCGATATTTCCGGTCTGTCGAAAGAGATGCAGACCAAGTACGACACCTTGTCGCAGGCTCAAAAGGATGCCGTTGACGCGCAGGTTCAGCAAGGCAAAGACTTGACTCTGGCCATTACGGAGTCTGCTGCTGGCCTGCAATCTCAGATTTCTGGCTTGTCGGCAGAGATGCAGACCCAGTACGGCGCATTGACTCAGGCCCAGAAGGACGCTGTTGACGCTCAAGTGCAGCAGGGTAAAGACCTGACCAAGGCAATTACGGAAACCGCATCCGGGCTGCAGTCGCAGATCACCGGATTGGGCGCTGATGCTCAGGCCAAGTACAACGCATTGACCGCTGCCCAGAAGCTGGAAGTGGATGCTCGCGTCAAACAGGGCGTTGACCTTACTGCGGCAATCAACGCTGCGCAAACCAAGACAGAGACGCAGATCGGAACTCTGTCGGCAGACCTGCAGACGAAGTACGACGCCCTGACCAAGGCCGATCAGGATATTGTCAACACTCAGATCCAACAGGGCATTGACACTAAGACTGCGATTGACAACGCCACCAAGACAACGACCCAGCAAATCAACACGGTCAAGACCGACCTGTCCAAGAACATCACTGACGTTCAGACCCAGTTCAACACCCGCGTTGATGAGTTAGTCAGCCAAGGCAAGTCTTACCAAGAGGCCACTCAGGCCGCCCTTGGCGAGCTTAATACCGGCGTCCTTGGCCTGCAGACCAGTGTCACTGACATCAAGGCAGCACAGGCAGCAGAGGCAGCAAAGACAGCAGCAGCCGCCAAAGCCGCCAAAGACAAGGCTACGCAGCAAAACATGATGTCCGGCCTCACCGCTGGCGCTAATTACATCAGGTCGAAGGTTGCACCAGCAGCCGAGGAAACGGCGCGTCCTTGGGCTCAACTTGGCCTGACAAGCACTGGCGGCGAAAACAAATTTGAAAGTGCGCTGGGATCCTTCTTGAAGGATGCTGAGTCTGGCTTTTATGAACCAAAACAGTTAAACGAACAGCAGCAACAGGCCGCACCTACAAAGAAGGAACTTGACATGCAAAACCCGCAGGGCAACACAAATTATTTCAGCTACGGAAACGAGTATGACCTCAACGAGGTATTGAACGAAAATCCCGGAACCGAAATGCTTTACTCCAAGGCTGGCGGTCTTGCAACCCCTCTGTTTGCAGGTGGCGGAAAAAGCCGCAAGCAGAATTACGCTGGCGGCGGATTGAATGTCATTCAGCACGAAGGCAAGCCACGGATCGACTTCCGAACAGGCAATGCGGTTACTGGCCCCGGCGACGGCCAGTCTGACGATATTCCCGCAATGCTGGCCGACGGAGAGTTTGTATTCCCTGCTGACGTGGTTGCTGCCCTAGGAAATGGCTCAACCAAGGCCGGAAGCGATAAACTATACGACATGATGCACTCCATTCGGGCGTATCACAGGTCGGCCAAACCCAAAGACCTTCCGCCCCCGGCCAAGAAGTCTCCTTTGGACTACCTTAAAAAACACGCTTGATAGGAGAAAGAAATGGCATTTACCCAAGGTGAAGCGTTACCAGACATCACGCAGACAACCACCACTGCTGATACTGCCCCGAAGTATTACACCGACTACCTGTCAAACCTTGCTGATGTAGGTAAAACTGCCACAGACAAGACCGCCGCCCAAACTATTGCCGGGTATGACCCCTTGCAAACGCAGGGTTACGGAGCCCTGCCCGGTGCCGTAACGGCTGGAGCGGCTGGTTTAGATGCTGCCGGTCTAACCGCAGCAGAGGCGGCAAAAGGAATTCAGCCAGACCGCATTCAGGCGCTGATGAACCCGTACACCCAAAACGTGGTGGATGAGATGGGTCGACTGTCGCAGCAGAACTTGCAGCAGAACTTGCTTCCCACCATGAAGGCCGGGTTTGTGGGAACTGGCGGCCTCGGCAGCCAACGCTACGCCAATGCCCTTGGACAGTCCATGGCGGACACTCAGTCAAGTCTGACAGGGCAACAGTATGGCGCGCTGTCCAAAGGCTATTCTGAGGCCATGAAGGGCGCTTTAGACGAAGCCAACCTGCGCAATACTACGGCACTCACGCAGCAGAAGATTGCCGACGCAGAGCAACTGCAAGGAATTACCGGAGCAAATGCGCTCACCAAGGCTGGTGCCGAAAAGCAAGCCTACCAGCAAAGCCTGTTGGATGCCCCGCTCAAGACAGCGACTTCTGTTTCCAACTTGCTCAAGGGCTACACACAACCCCAAACGCGGACGGAGACGTTTGTGGGGCCAAAAGCTGGCTTGTACCAATTGTCTGACCTTGACAAAATTATGGGAACCTTGACAACGCTTGGCGGTGTTGCAACAGGCAACGGAATGAACACCATCAAAAATACCAGCAAGGGGCTTTTAGAGTACCTTACTGGTGGACTTGGTTCAGGATCTTCTGTAGCCGCCGGAGGAGATCAGTCTGCCGCAGAAACAGCTCGCCTGCAAAGGTTCAACGACATTGTGAACAACCAACGCGAATACGTTGGAGAAAACGCATCGGGCACTTCTGTATTTTTTGATTCAGCATCAGGAAACTACTACGACACCAACGGCGACATTGTCGACCTGACAGGGGAATAATATGGCAACACAGACCCCCTATCTTGCAGGAGAGAGCCCTGAAGCTATCGAGGCAAATGCTCAGTACCAAGAGGCGATGCGCAAGCTGTCGGAGTCTCTTGACAACCGAAAAAATCGGTTCATTGACCCTGTTTATGCTGCCGCAGCAAAAGGATTTTTGACTCCAAAATCAACCGGAAGCTTTTTCGAGTCGCTTGGAGCGGTCAATGAAAATGTGGCCAAAGCTCAAGCGGAGCAGGAAAAAGAAGATCGAGACGTGCTGCAGCAGAAGGTCGGCCTTGCTGGGCAGGGTGTTGAGCTTCAGCGTATGCGTGAGCGCGATGCCGAGCTGAACAAGTACCTGAACCCCGAGGCGCAGCAGAAGCCTGCCGCACCGGCTGGAGGGCTTCCCGGAGCTACGACCGCACCAAAGCCCGGCGCACTGCCCGGCGCGGAGCCGTCTGATGCACTGCCAGCCACAAGGGGTGCTCTGGAATCCGTAGAGAAACCAAAAGGGTTTGAGGGTGTTGACGGGGTTCAGATCATGCCCCCGAATGCAAACTTTATGAGCGCCAAGGACTACGTCCGCTTGAACCGAACCAGCGGCAAGCCCCTCGGCGAACTTTTGGAGAAGGGCCAAGAGATTGAGCAGAAGCGTCTGCAGGTCAAAGAGAGCGGCGTCATCGACCTTGCGACTGGAAAGTATTACGCCAACAAGGCCACTCCGGTTGATGTGCAGATTTTTGGCGAAGGGTACGACGGCAAGACCTTCAAGGTGCCCGAGTCTGTTGCTTTGGAGCTGAATTCCCTCATGCGCCAAAACAACGAGGCTGGCTACAATGCGCTTGCTGACAAGTACACCAAGGGGTTCTCAACTTCAGGTGCGCCCATGTCGGTTGAAGAGCGAGCGCTTAACGCAGAACGCGACAAAAAACTTCAAGAAGCAAAAATTTCTCAAGAGGTTGAAGATCGCAAAAACTTCACACAAAGAGCGCGTGATGCCGATGAGACCATCACGACGGCTAACGTGTTCCGCCGGTTTGCCGAGGATCCAGAATCCAAGAAGATGGTTGGCATCCTGAACAATGACAAGATCTCTTCCGGCATTGCGACATTGGTTCGTGACGGCATTGGCATTCCCGGTTTCACCGTTGGAACCAAGGCCATCGAGGATGTCATGCGCAACGCGAAGTTGAACGATTCCGAGCAGGCCAAGTACCGCACCTTCTTGATGTATGCCACGCAAATGCAGTTGCTGCAAAGCAAGTACATGAAGGGTTCTGTGTCTGACTTTGAGCAGCGTCTGATGGCCAATGCCGGTGTCAATGCAGGCGACACGCCTGAGTCGATCCGCATGAAGGCCGACTTGATGACCCGTCGAGCCCAGTTTGACCGACGAGTCGCCAAAGAGTTCAAGGCATCCAAGATGACTGCTGATGATTTCCTTGACTCTGACAAGTACAGCCAGATGCGCGACAAATACAACGAGGATCTTGCAGACCTCTCGTCCGGAAGCACGATCCTTGTCCCTGCCAAAAAGGCGGAACAGGGCGCTGCACCGAGTGCCGGTTTTGTCAGAGATCCAAAGACTGGCATGATCCGGAAAAAACGCGAAGGCGAATAATATGGCCAACAAAAACATTGAGCAGTTCATTGCAACCTACGGGCCTGTGGCTGTACAGGTCGGCAGAGAGATCAGCGTTGATCCCAACGTGCTGTTGAGCCAGTGGGGCATGGAGAGCCGCTGGGGTCAATCGGTGCCAGCCAGCTTCAACGTCGGCAACATCAAGGACTTCAGCGGAACCGGCGAGAAGGGCAAGGACAACAAGACTGGCTCTGTGGACAAGTACCTCAAGTTTGAAGACCCAGAGGTCTTTGGCATGTACTACGCTGACATGATCAAGCGCAACTTCCCCAAGGCCATTGGTGCTGGAGAAGACGTTGGCGCATTCTCTCGCGGCCTGTCTGAAGGCAAGCGCGGGTCTTATTTTGAGATTCCCGCAACTGAGTATGAACAAGCCATGACCAATGCCAAGGCTGCGCTGCCCAGCTCGCTTTCAGCCAGCCCCAAGGAGCCGGGCGAGGATATGGTTCCCGGCAAGGCCCCACCACCCAAGCCAAAAGAGGCAGACCTGTCCGGCGCAGACAAGGCGGAGCAGTTCCTGTTTGGCGGCATCGGTGCAGGCGCTGGCGCTATTGTGTCTGCTGGCCAAGGAGTTTCAGATGTTCGCACCGGCATGGCCGCAAAAATGGCTGCTGCTGAAGAAAACGCCCGTATTGCTGCGCAACGTGCCGCAGGAACGCCTGCTGTAGCCCCCGGCGCTGCCCCCGGTGCTCCTGCCGCTGTTCCCGGTGCTCCTGCTGCTGCTTCCGGTGCCCCGGCCCGCTTGCCCATACCCTCTGGCGGCCCTGACGCTGGCCGGATGGCTGCTGGCCAAACCGGAACCATGCCCTACAACTACGGGAAGGCCGCTGGTTTGACGGACATTGAAGCTGGTAGAGCACTGGATATGACCAAGCAGGAGGGCGGCGTTCATGACCTCTCGACCAAGCGTCGCGAGGGACTGGAAAAAGTCAAGCAACTGTTTCCCGGCGAGTCCTATGTCGAGAACCCCCGTTTCGGTGGGATCATGACGCCAGAGCCAAGCGTCGGCGCAGGCCCACGAGCCTACACCCCACCTTCAATACAGGCTCAGGCAGCTCAGTCCGGTGGCGCATTGCCAATCAAAAGCGCCGCAGTGCCTCAAATCGGCGCAGCAAAGCCTCCACCCATACCTACAGCGCCACCAATGCCCAAAGGCCCGTCCGGGCTTGATGCTGTGACCGACATGTTCAAGACCATGATGCGGCCATTGAAGCCGGTGGTCAACGCCGCAAGGATTACAGGGAAGTTTGGTTTCCCAGTTCTTTCAGGACTTGGCGCTGGACTTGAGGCGGCTGATGTTGCCCACGAGTACGACAAGAAGCCAGAAGATCGCGATTACACAAAAATGGCGTTGCAGGCAACTGCAGCTCTTGGCGGAGGTCTGTCCATGTTCCCGCCAACTCAGCCGCTTGGAATTCCTTTGGCGGTCGGCGCTGGCCTTGCGCAAGATGTCCGCTCAGACCCTGAGTGGTACAAGAAGAAACTCCAGTCTCTTGGTGAGACCTTCCAGCCAGATCCTTACGCGGACTACACTGGGCCCTAATTCAAGCGTTCCTCCCCGCTTGGATTGCCGTGCTTTTCAGTTGCCACGGTATCCTTGATACCCCCTCCCGTTAAAAGGAGGGGGTTTTTTTATGGGCGCTGGCCAGCCAGAGCGTTGGCCACTTCCCGGTTCATATGGGCCACGATCGTGACGCACCGCTTGTGCTCCTCGGCGGCAATCAGGGGGCGCAGCACGGCCTCCAGCTTCTCCGCGAATTGCACAATGTCCACCTCGTCGGCAATCAGCGGATCTGGCCGCTTCTCGTCGCTGTAGAAAAAGACTTGCTTGACCAGCTCTTCATTTAGATGTGATTTCATTTTTTGATTTCCAAAGTTCCCAGTTGACAACGGTGTTCCGGGCCATTGAGCGATGTGCGTGGCCCGTATAAGAGTTTAGGTTGCTTTCCAAAAATTCGTCAATGACGGACTCCTTGACAAGCAGCAGCTCATGCTTTTCTGCGGCACGCTCCGATGAAAAAATTGCGCCGTCAGATGTCTCAAATGCTGTGATCGTTTTCAGTGTGGTTTTCATGTGTGTTGATTTTTGAGCTGCCAGAATTTTAAGAGCGAGCAGAACATCTCCCAGCCCCGCTGCAGATCCGCCTCTTCCCATTCCTTGATCACCACCAGCCCCGGCACGCTACGCGACACAAAGGCATTGGCACAGCGCGCCTTGGGAATGCCGAGACCAACGCGGTAGGCGGCCAACTGCATCAGGTGGTCATCATAGGTGTCAACCTTGTTGGGATCGCTGAACTCTTTGGTCTTCACGTCAACCACAATCCCGTCGCCTGCGGTGCAGTGCAGGTCACACTTCCCGCCGAAGCCGTGGCTGTGGCCAAAGGCCCGTTCAGCAATCCAAGCCTGCTGGCCAAACATGGCGTCCAGAATGGCCACAGTGCCCTTTACGTGGGCCTCGTGGCGGTGGACTACCTCACCCTCATAGAAGCCCTGAATCGAGGCGTGAATGTCCGTTCCTGCGTCCGCAGCAGCCCGGCCTTGCTCCTTGCTGTCCAGAATGATCCGGTTGATATAGTCATCCTCCGGTTCGTTGTCGATGCGGGGCAGTGTCAGGGCAGCCATGAGCACCTGCTTTTGCAGCCACTGAGTCAGGGCGGGCTTGGCCATCACGTTCAGGATGGTGGTCACGCTTGGCACAAGGCTTTCGGTTCGGGCGTCGCGCAGCGTGGTGTTGCGCTCCTTGCCGTTCTTGCCGATCACCGTGTAGCGCGGCACGCCGTCGCGGGTGTACCAATGGTTGGATTCGCTTGCGCGTGGTTCTTTTGCGACCATCAGAACACCCCAATCCAGATGCCAGTGCCGTGGATCCAAGCGATGGGGAACACGATAGCTCCAGCGATCAGGAAGCCCCACGAGGCTGTTTTAAGGCACACCACGATGTGTGTGATCCAAGAGGCAAGCACCCAGAGAACGAGCGCAATAGGGAATAAATCTTCCATTACAAGACCCTCATAAGTTCAATGGCGTTTTTGGATTTGACCGTTGCCGTGGTGACGGAGCCAGCGCCCCAAATTTTGTGGGCTGCAGATATGGCAGATGTCTGAACCTCAATCGGCTCGTACTTGTCGAATGGAATTTCCACAACATCGCCAATGGCCATGTCTTCCAAGAACTGTTTGACGAAGTTTGACCTCTCCCCATGCGGGTACTTGCGCGGCGTCTTTTGATCCTCTGCAAGCTCCAGATTGCCGTGCTTGTTGCCCCAAGGGTCAACGATTGCATACTCGCATTTCAGGCTGTTCAGGACTGCAAAAACACGCTTGAGCGCTTGCTCTTGGACTTGGGACATGGGTGTTTTCATATTGCTCTCCAGACTCGTTGTGCGCGGCCAGCTTGGCCAGTAATTTCTTGCTCAGTAGGTACGGCGTACCCTGCTTTTTGAAGGTCAGGAAGCCGCCGCCAGATCTGATCTGGACGCAGCGCAAGACGGGTTGCAAGTTGCTCAAAGGTGCCGTCACCCTTCTTGAGCTCTTGGTAGATCTTGGAACAGATGTTCCCGGCGAATTCGTCGACTCGAAGTGCAGCCTTCTTTGAGGTGCTTGGATCTTCGAGTCGAGCCAGTTTGCGTGGCTCGATGTGCATATCAGTTGCCTTCTAAATTAAAAGGGAATATCGTCATCCATGTCGTCAAATCCAGATCCTGTGGATCCGGGCTTGCTGGCAGGGGCTTGGTTGCCGGAGCGCCACTCGGGTGACCCTTGGATCTTCTCCTTGAGGTAATCCGAGAAAGTGCCGAACAACTCCATGTCGGGCTCCGAGATGACAAAAATGCCCGGCTTGTTGAAGCCCTCTGGCAGCCCAGCCTTCTTGATTGCCACGGGCACGGGGTTGATGGAGACGATGTTGGTGTACTCCTTGCCGTTACCGCCAACTGACTTGGCCGCAGTGATCATGGCCCAAGCGCCCAACACGTTCTTCAGCTCAAAGCCGCGCAGCTCGTCAGCAGTGAAGTCACGGCCACGCCAAGCCTGCAAGTCCTTGCGCAGCGTTGCCTTCTCGGCCAACGACAGGGTGAAGTTCTTGCTGATGGACATCGGCTCGCCCTTGCTGGTGACCAAAGGATTTCCGTTGTCGTCTTCACCGTGAACCTCGAACTGAATCATCACCTTCTGAAGGTGCTTGACCTGCCCTTGGTACTCGGTCTTTTGGGTGCCCAAATCCACAATTCGATAGCACCGTGCAAGGTGCATTCCGGGGGCCACGGGGGTAAAGCTACCGCCGCCACTGTCTCTCGCTGTCAAACTCATCATTCGCTCCTAGTTTCAGGTTCAAAAAAAGACTCCTTGGGCACGTTGCACTCCGTGCAAATCATTTCCCAATCGGTCTGGCTGGCAACGCCTGCGATTGCCCGGCGAAGGGCGTTCTCAAGCATTTGCACTCGTTCCAGCATGAGCTGGTGTAATTCGCTGTTCATCAATTTCTCGCAAGGTAGTAAGCTATGGCCAAGACTACGAACAAAAAGATGGTCTTCATTGTTTGCCTTCAAGTTAACTTGGCGCTACTGTACCAAATTTAATCTGAAAGTACAACACTGTTGCAAAAATATTTTTCTAGTGTATGATCCGCTTAAACCAACCCAGAAAGGAACTGCATGACACTGACTGAATTTTTCTCAACCAAGCCGCGAGGAGCAAAGCTGGCCATGGCCACCAAGCTCAACGTGAGCAAGACGTGGATGAGCCTCATCATCTCGGGGCGGGCCTTGGCCAGTCCAGAGCTGAGTGGAGCCATTGAGCGCTACACCAAAGGGCAGGTGAAGCGTGCAACCCTACGGCCTGACATCTTCGGAGACCTAAAGTGATTTGGTACAAATTCCACCTTGGTGACTACATTACGCACACCACGCATCTGAGCGATGCAGAGGACTTGGCTTACCGCCGTCTGTTGGATTTGTACTACATGAGCGAGAAGCAAATCCCCCTGAATACCGAATCGGTTTCAAGGAAAATCCGCATTGATCTTGACATAACCGAATCGGTTTTGGGTGAATTCTTTGAACGTACCGAAACAGGCTATTTCAACCATCGTTGTGATGCCGAAATCGCGAAATACCAAGCGCAATGCAACACCAATCGTGAGGTCGGAAAACGTGGTGGCCGCCCGAAGAAAACCCAATCGGATACCGAATCGGAACCGACAGTAAACCCTAAGAAGATACAGAATAAGATAAATACCATTACGTCGGTTGCACCGACAACATCGCGATTCGATGAATTCTGGGCATTTTGGCCAGCGTCCAAGCGCAAGGTCGCCAAGTCCACCTGCGAGGCAAAGTGGCTGAAGCTGAAGCTCGACAACGTGGCCGACCAGATCTTGGCCAACGTGAATGCCTTGAAGGGCAGCGAGCAGTGGACTACCGGGTACGAGCCTGCGCCCTTGACGTACATCAACCAGCGCCGCTGGGAAGACGGCGTTGTCGAGCAGTCCTTTTCGCGGAGGGTGATATGACCCGAGTTGAACAACTGTTGTCCCGGCTGGCGCGGGTTAAGGGTCGCAATGGGTCATGGACTGCCTGCTGCCCTGCCCACGATGACAAGGGGCCATCTCTGGCCGTGAAGGAAGGCGAGGATGGCCGAATCCTGATGCACTGCTTTGCTGGCTGCAACACCGCTGACGTGCTTGGCGCAATTGGCATGGAAATGAACGACCTGTTCCCGCCAAAGGAAAAGACCCAAGACGGGATCCGTCCCAGCATGAAGCCAGCGTTCTTCGCCAGCGACCTGATGCGGATCATCCACGTTGAAGCTCTGGTCGTGCAGATCGTGGCCTTTGACATCGCCAAGGGCAAACCTGTGAACGAAGAGACCCGTGAGCGGATGCTGACGGCCTACGAACGCATCGACGAAGCTGTGAGGTATGCCAATGTCTAACTTGACCACAATTGAGATGCGGGCACGCCAGCTCGACGAGGCCCGCAAGATCCGGGTAGTGAAGTCTCAGGAGATCGACACCGAGAAGTACCTGAAGGCAAACGACGTGACCCACAAAGTCCACGAGGCTTCGGTCTGGCTTGAGGAGCTGCAGCAGGATCTGATCGCCCCTCCGGAAAAGGACACCAGCACCACCATGCCGTGGGCCAAGACGCACGGGGGCTTCCGCTTCCGTCCGGGCGAGGTGACTGTTTACGCTGGAGGTAACGGTGGCGGAAAGTCGCTGGTGACCGGGCAGGTGGCCATGGGCCTGATCAAGCAGAAGCAGCGCGTTTGCATTGCGTCCTTCGAGATGAAACCCAAGCGCACCCTGTACCGGATGCTGCGTCAGTTCGCTGGCGAGAACATTGAGTTCCCCCGCTACACCGACAAGGCAACGTACATTGGCCGCCTGCTTGGTCGTTTCACCGAATTCTCTGGCAGCGGCCTGTGGTTCTACGACCAGCAGGGCACCACGTCGAGCCAACAGGTCATCGCCATGGCGCGGTACTGCGCAGTCGAGCTGGGCGTGCAGCACGTCTTCATTGACTCGCTTATGAAGTGCGTGACCGGCGAGGACGACTACAACGCGCAGAAGGGGTTTGTGGACGAGCTGACCGCTCTGGCCCGTGACCACAACATTCACATTCACCTGATCCACCACATCCGCAAGCTAGGCAACGAGGAAATGATGCCGAGCAAGTCGGACATCAAGGGATCTGGCGCGATTGCCGACCAAGTGGATAACGTCCTGTTGATGTGGCGCAACAAGAAAAAGGAGCACGACATCCAGAACGGCCAGACGCCCGACCACAAGAAGCCTGACGCCTTGCTGATGTGCGAGAAGCAGCGCAATGGTGACGCCGAGGAGTGGTACAGCCTCTGGTTCAATCGTGAGAGCCAGCAGTTCGTTGACGAGCCCGGCGGCGTCCCGATGTCTTTCGACAGCAAGGGGGCATTTTGAATGGCGAAGGAATTGGCCCAGACGAGCATCGTCACCGTTGTCTCGTTCGATGGGTCATCCAGCGACGGGTACAAGATCGCGATGCGGCACACAGATGGTTCACGGGCTACGTTGATAGAACTGGCCGCCGTGTCAGAGGTTGGAATGACGTTCATCCCGGCTCAAGACTTGAGCAGGATGTTCGAGATCAGTGGATTAAAGGTAACCGAGGTAATACAGGAGAATGGAAATGAGCTTTGACAAAAACATTTTTTCGCAGGGTCAGACCCTGTTCACTCAGGATGAGTTCAACAAAGCGTTGGGCGAAGCAAAGGCCGAAATCATGGCCGTTGCAATCCAGACTACACGGCAGGCCATGTACCTTGAGCGCCGGGCCTGCGCCCAGATGCTGCTGGACATGGCCGACGCTGACGACGAGGGGACGGTCTGCACCGCCTTGCGCAACGCAGCCGAAGAGATGATGAACCGCGTCCCCGCGCAACGCCAATGACCGAAGACCAACTCACGGCGCAATTGAACGCCTACTGCCAAAAGGTTCTTGGTGGCATCACCCTGACGCTGCCTTGGCCGCCCAGCGTGAACACCTACTGGCGAACCTTCCAAGGCCGCATGATCATCAGCGCCAAGGGGCGCGAGTACCGCAAAGCGGCCATGGAACAGGTCTCGCTGCAAGGCGGGGCGGCCAACTATCAGGGCAAGCTGTGCGTGGAAATCGAGGCGTTCCGTCCGGACAAGCGCCGCCGAGATCTGGACAACCTGCTGAAGGCCGCGCTGGATGCCTGCACTGCTGCAGGCGTCTGGAAGGACGACAGCAACATCGTTGACCTGCGAATCTACTGGGCCGACAGCATCGGCGGAATGATCAAAGTACATGTGAGGGAGCTATGAGCACAGCATTGAAGGTGAAGTGGTTCACGGGAGCCAAGGGATCGGTCGGCATCGCAAAGGTGCAAACCGATGACGGCAAGATTGAGTACCGCCTGAGCCCGGTGGACGGGTTCTTGGAGCATATGGACGTGTTGCAGGTGGTGGCTTGGGGGGATCGGTTCCCCGTAGAGGCCGGTGATGTTTTATTTGGAGCAGAAAAATGAAAGACGAACCCCAACTGATCGACTTGTTTGCGATGTTCATTGCTGCTGGCCTTGCGGCCAACGGCGCTGGCAAGTCAAAGAATTTTGCCGAGCACGCATACGTCCTCGCATCCGAAATGATGCAAGAGCGCCCAAATTACATTGGAGACCCTGATGAGTGAGAAACTAATCGACCCCCAAGCCGCCGTCGACTTCATGATCGCGAAGTCCAAGGCGTATGCGCAGGCCGAGGGCAACAAGGTCTACATGGAGGAGCTGCGCAAGACCGTTAAGGCCGAGCAGATGGCTGCCGCCGGGCTACGGGGCCACAAGACCGCCGCAATCCAAGAGCGGGAGGCTTATGCAAGCGCACCCTATAAACAGCACCTATTGGCCCTGCAGGAGGCCGTAGAGGTGCGGGAAGAGCTGAGGTGGATGATGGTGGCCGCGCAGGCACGCATTGAGGTCTGGCGCTCACAAGAGGCCAGCAACCGGGCCGAAGGGAGGGCCACGATATGAAGACCGACGAGGACGAAGAGTTTGAGCGCATTGAGCGCGAGCAGGCCAGAGCCAACGGCTGGCGCAAGCGGCAGATTGAGGACGAGCGCGAGCGGCGCTGCCCTGAGTGCAACAGGATCTGGGAAAAAGATGACGACGCTGACTGAGAAAAAGCACATGAACCGCGTGGCCGAGCTTGGCTGCGCTGTCTGCCGCCGTATGGGGTACGAGGGCACCCCTGCGGAACTCCATCATCTGAGGGCTGGAACAGGGGCAGGAAGGCGCTCCAGCCACATGGACGTCATACCGCTATGCCCGGAGCACCACAGGGGCAAGACTGGCCTCCACGGGCTTGGGACAAAGGGCTTCCCGAAGCACTACGGCTACGACGAGGCCGACCTGCTGGCTGATGTCAGGAGGCTGTTAGGGTAAACACCTACAAATATTTTGCAAATAGTTGTTGCATCGTTTAATTTGAGGTTACACTAGCATCACTGCAATCAAGCAGGTAACAAGGAAAAGCGAAATGACCACTCTCACTATCACCCACGATGTTGACACCCTCGGCGCTCTTTTGGCTCAGATCGAGACCCTGACCACCCGCGCCAACGTCATCAAGGACGCAATCAAGAACGACGCCAGCCTCGGCGGCGACAAGGTTGTGGACGGAGACCTGTTCCGCGCCACCTACTCAGAGTCGAACCGCTCCAGCGTCAACACCAAGAAGATGTACGCAGAGCTGGGTATCACCCCAGCACAGATTGCCAAATACACCACCACCACCGCCGTGTACACAGTCAAGGTCACCAGCAAGTAAATCAACCGGGGCCTCGGCCCCATACCGGAGCAAATCATGGACGAAATCATCATCACAGTTAACACAGAAGACGGCGTGCAGATCAGCGTAAGCGATTGGGAAAACGGCGGGGTTTGGTTCAACGTGCGCGTACCAAACGCTCGCATGAGTGCCAACATGACTCGAAACGAGGCAGAGCAATTGGTTGCAGCCCTGCAGGCCGTACTCATGCCAGAGGTGGCACCATGAGCAACGACCACATCATCCACAATGGCTTCACCAAGTGCATGGAGTGCGAGCACTGCGGCTTCCAGCAGGCTCTCAAGATGCCCGACACCATTGATGCCATCTTGGCCCAGATGGATGCCTTCATCGACTACCACAAAGGTTGCAAGGCCCCGATAAAAGAGGCGGTGATGTCTGAGTACGTTCAAGGCTTTGATGCTGGCTACAGCTACGTCCTGACCGAGATTGAGCAGTGGATCAAGGCGCACGACTATGAGCCACGAGCAATCTGGCCAGTGCAACAGTTGCTTGCCAAGCTCAAAGAGACTACTAGGGAAAATACCTAGAAAATAATTTGATCTGGCTATGTTCTAGTGTAATTTGAGGTTACACTAGCATCACTGCAATAAGCAGGCAACAAGGAAATCAAGATGACCAAACTCCTCAATCTCAAAGCCGCCGACCGCATCAATTGCGCCGTCACTTACAACGTAAACCGTTTTGAGGTTTACCACGCTGACGGCTATTTGTTGACCGCAGCCAGCACTAAAGCTGACCTAAAGGCGCAACTTGCCGCCAACGGAATCAAAGCAGTTTTTGACGGCGCAGCTCAACGCAAATACTTGGGAGCCTGAGCATGACCAAACTGCTCAACACCTACCGCGCTGCTCCTACTGCAGCTAACCGCGCCAAGCTACAAAATTACATTGCCAAGCACATGATGGCAGTGTGCATGGCCAGCCCCGACGAAGTGGCTTTCCTCAAAGCCAACCAGTTCTCCATCTAAACCAACGGGGGGCTACGGCCCCCAAGAAAGGACAACAAAATGACCCTCCTTGCCCCCATCCCCTACGCAGTGTTTGTCAACGGCAACTTCCACTCCGAAGTCATGGCCTACGACAAGGCAGAAGCCCTTGAAATCGTGTTTGACAGTGGCGTTGGCCACTACATCAGCGAGATGGACGCCGAGCCCTGCACCGGCTCTGACGAGTCCGAAGAAGACTACCACCCACGCAGCCTGTACGGCAACTGAGGAGATCAAGATGGACGAACTCAAAGACAGCGACTTTTTTTGGGACATCGTGGAGGGGTTGGTCACGCTGGCCGCCCTGATCGGAATCATCGCCACCGCGTGCTTCACGTTCGGTTACTTTTGGTACTCACCATGAATTGGCCCTTCCCACCACACCCCACGCCGGTGCCCGCCAACGCGCCGCCGGTCAAATTCAACCCTGACAACTACGAGGACGCATTGCTATGAAAACATTACTCACCATCGCCGCCATCGCCACCTTGGCCGGTTGTTCATCTGACGCTGACATTGCCTCGCACAATATGTCAAAAGCAGCAGATCAGTTTGAGGTTAACCGCCGCATCGTGTTCTACAACGGCATCACGGGCGACTACATCCTCACCCTTGAGGGGCTTTGCTCACTTGGCAACCACGATGCCCGCCGCGAACTGTCTGTGGTCTGCAAGACGGGCGCAGGTACGTACAAAAAGCATTTCCTTGGTTTGTCGGACAACGTGACGTTCTTTGCCGAGCAATTGGAACCGCAAGCCGCCAACGTGTACCGCTATCGCGTGATCTTCAAGCCCGTGTCCATCATTCCCGATGTGGAGGTCAAATGAAACTCGACGCAGGCAATCCCAACTTGATGAAAAAGGCCATGCGTGTGAACCCGCACGCTACGCTGACCTCGTTTACGAACACGACGGGCGACAAGGCCCACGCCAAGGAGCGCAGGGGCTTCGTACCCACAGTCAAAGACCCAGACGCAGTGCTGCCGCCCACGATAAGCCTGTGGGAACAGCCTGTCTACAAGCCAGACCACAGCGCCTACCAGCGCCCCGGCTCTGACCACTCACACATTAAACGGCGGGGGTTCTAATGAATAAAGAACGAGAAGCATTAAAGCTGGCGCTTGAGGCGTTGTTGGCGGGTGATTGGTATATAGGGCAGCTTGAGATGATTGTATATTCAAGTGATGACACAGGCACCCATGAAAACCGCGCCAAAGTGCAAGCAGCCATTACCACCCTCAAAGCAGCCCTAGCACAGCCAGCGCAGGAGCCGGTGGGCGAAGTAATCAATCATGTGGGTGACGTTGATTACCTCAGCTATGTCCCTTTGTCGGGGACGATGCTTTACGCCACCCCACAACAGCGCCCGTGGGTAGGGCTGACAACAGAAGACATGGCAACCTGTATCAATGAGCCAGCATGGGATTTAATTTTGCGTAAGGCAGAACAAATTCTGAAGGAGAAGAACACATGACAAAAGACGAAGTATTGAAGCTGGCGCAGAAAGCAATGGAAAACTCAAATAGCACTAGTTACGAAATGCTCCACGCCCTCACCGCCATCAAAGAAGCCCTAGCACAGCCAGCGCAGGAGCCTGTGGCGTGGATTGTTGAGTTTGAAAACGGTGAACAAGAGTTGCATTTTGACGAGCAATCAGTTGGTGAAACTATTACACCCCTCTACACCGTTCCACAACAGCGCCCGTGGGTAGGGCTGACGGAAGCGGAAATGCAAGACGCCCATTCTTCTGCCGGTAAAAATTGCCCCCGTGGTGGTGATAGTGTGAAATGGTTTGCCGATGCCATCGAAGCCAAACTCAAGGAGAAAAACATATGACCAAAGAAGAAGCATTGGAGATCGCACTTGATTACATTGAGCGCACAACATACTGGACTGAAGGCCGAGACCGGCACGACACTTTGAAGGCAATCAATAAAGTCCTAGCACAGCCACCAGAACCCCGCAACTTCTGCCCCCGCTGCGGTAAGCGCACGGCTGACTTGACAGTGATACACACCTGCACGCCACCAGAAGGAGGACACCAATGAATGAACGAGACATCAAAATTGACTTGCTTCGGGTGTGTAAGGTTGCAGGCTCGGACAGCGACTTCAATGCTGTTGCATTCCACGCTCTTTGCGACAAGCTGAAGCAACTGGGCGCTGCCGACGAGCGTGAGGCTTGTGCGAAGATTGTGGAAGCTGACCCATCTTACGATTGGCACAAGTTTGCCTGCGAAGCCGCCGCAGGCATCCGAGCAAGGGGGAATACATGAACGAGCAAGACGAAGAGTTTGCAAAGCAGGCATGGACAGAAAATGGCTGGGATGGGTATTTAAATGTGCCAAAACTTGTTGCCCTCATCCGTGCCGACGAGCGTAAAGTCTTATTGAACGCACTTGATTCTGGGTCACTTCTCTTTACAGCCAATCAACTTGACGAGCTATTAAATAAAATCCGCGCCGACGAGCGTGCGGATTTGATAAAGTTTTTTGACAACCATTGGCGTAGTGATTGGTCTGACGACCAGATCATAGAAGCATTGGAAGCAAGGGGGAACACATGACCGACTGGGGATGGGCTGTTGTTGAGAACATCGCATTGCTTGCGGCCATGTGTTTTCTTGTATGGCTTACCGGCTCGGGTTGGTGGTGTCTGATGCTACTGTTTGCCAACGTACCTAAAGGAAAGAAATGACCGAACAACGCTATCTTGCCGGTGGGCAGGAATTCTTCTACCCGCATGCTGGTGACCCCAAGGCACCCGAGAACACCAAGCTGCTGCTGCTCACTACCGGCGGCATCTGCACCACAGGAACATGGAACCACAACTGGTGCTTGGGCTGGCTACCGCTACCCAAGCGCAACATGGAGAAAGAAGACAAGAAGTGACAGCTAAGTGGCCCGAGAGAATCCGCGCAATACTCCGCGACGAAGAGGACGGTTGCACCATTGCGGATCTTGCCGACCGCTTAGGTGCCCCAAAGAATTCCGTGGCATCTGCGCTGGAACGGATGCCAGACACCTACGTTGACCGATGGACAGAGGCTGGCCAACAGAGGCCATACGAAGCCATCTGGTGCGTGGTCACCCCGCCAGAGAATTGCCCCAAACCGGAGAGGTAAAAATGGACGAAGAAACCTTGCCAGAGAAGATTCTGATTGCTACAATGGCCATTGCGCTTGTAGTCATTCTGTGCATATTGCCAGATCTGCTGTAAGCGACGAGCGGGGTAGAGCCCGACAAACCATCCGGGTGCAAGGGCCCGGAGCCAACACGCATGGGGATTGATGGCGTTGAGTCGTGATTCGGGAGCACCGGAGGTTTGATACCTCAAAGACCCGATACGCAGCCACCTTGCAAGGGTCAATCCCCAGCCGTGTTGGTGTACCGTCTCAAAGCCTGTTTGGTGAGCGACGGCGCAGGCGTATCTTTGCGAGGGAGGACGCCCCCTGCACCAGCATTCTTTAGCGAACTGATAGCGAATAGAAACCGACTCGGTTTCGACCGGCACAAGAGGCCGGGGACATCAAACAAAATTGGAGCCACCATGGCAGAACGCATCTATCTCGTCACCGGAACTCAAGAGGGCGCACGCCTCGTCAAAGCCAGCCTACGCCAGCAAGCCTTGGCCCACGTCGCAAGCACTGAGTTCAACATCCGCGTCGCAACGCAAGACGACCTCGTCAATCAGATCCGCGCAGGCACCGAGGTTGAGCAGTACCGCTCACCAGACCAGACAGAGCTGTCCCTGAGCGAAGAATAAGCGACTCGGTTACGATCTTCTGCACATAGAAGGACGATCACCATGCCAGATACCGCGCCAAAGCCAGCAAAACGAGCCACAGCAGCCCCAAAGCCTAAAGCCAAGGGGTTGGTAGCGCCCGAGCCCGCAAAGGCCCAAGAAGCACCTAAGAAGACAGGACGACCCAGCAAGTACACATCAGAGCTTGCACAGGAGATCTTCCACCGCATCAGTACGGGAGAGCCACTGCTGCAGATATGTATGGACGAGAGGATGCCCACTCGCCGTGCGATCTACGGGTGGTTTGAGCGGGATGACAGTCTTTCTGCACAGTTCGCACGCGCACGCGAGGAAGGTTGCGACGCCTTGGCCGAGGAGGCGCTGGTTATTTCCAACACGCCGAACCTTGGCCGCAAGAAGGTTTTCAGCTCTGGCGCTGAGGAGGGTGAGGATAGCGTGACCGTGACGGAAGAGGACATGCTCGGCCACCGCAAGCTGCAGATCGAGACCCGCCTGAAGCTGCTGGCCTGCTGGAACCCTAAGAAGTACGGGAGCAAGGTTCAGCTCGGCGGTGACGCTGAGAACCCCATCAAAATCGAGGCTCAGGTCGAGGCAGAGAGCCTGTTGTCGGCAATCCTGAAGAACGCCGAGCTACACAAGCAAGTCGAAGCGAATGAGTGACATTGCCGAGATCGTGGCTGACCCCGAGGTGCAGGCGAAGCTTGCGCTGGCCAGCCCCGAGTTCAGGCTTTCTTGGGCATGGCGCATGTCATGGTTCAACACCCAGCACAAGCACCAAGCCCTGCCGCCCGGCGATTGGTGGAGCATCTGGCTCATGCTGGCTGGCCGTGGAGCTGGGAAGACCCGCACGGCAGCCGAGCAGATAGGCTGGTGGGCATGGGAGCAGCCCAACACCCGCTGGCTCGTGGCCGCCCCAACCAGCTCTGACGTGCGTGCCACCTGCTTCGAGGGCGACTCAGGGCTGATGACCGTGATCCCCAAGAGCCTGATCGCCGACTACAACAAGACCGCCCATGAGCTGCGCCTGATCAACGGCAGCCTGATCAAGGGCATCCCCGCCTCCGAGCCTGAGCGCTTCCGGGGGCCACAGTTCCACGGAGGCTGGTGCGACGAGCTGGCCGCATGGGAGTACCTGCAGGAGGCGTGGGATCAGATTCAGTTCGGCGTGCGGCTGGGCAAGAAGACCCACCTGATCTGCACCACCACGCCCCGCCCCAAGGATCTGATCATCGAGCTGATTGGCCGCGAGGGTGACGACGTAGTGCTCACCACCGCCTCAACTTACGCCAACCTTGCAAACCTGTCCGACAACTTCCGCAAGCAGATCCTGCAGTACGAGGGCACCAAGCTGGGGCGTCAGGAGATCTACGCCGAGATCATTGATCCCGAGGAGGGCGGCATCGTCAAGCGTGACATGTTCAAACTCTGGCCCGCAGGCAAGGCGTTCCCCCGCTTCGAGTACATCCTGCAGAGCTACGACGTGGCCACCAGCGAGAAGGTGCAGAACGACCCGACCGCCTGCATCACCTTTGGCGTGTTCAAGCCGCAGGATGGCCCCATGAGCGTCATGGTGATCGACTGCTGGCAGGAGCGCATGATGTACCCCGACCTGCGTCCCAAGGTGATCGACGAGTACGAGACCGTCTTCGGCGAGGGCAAGGATCGCAAGCGCGTCGACCTGCTGCTGATCGAAGACAAGAGCGCGGGCATCAGCCTGATCCAAGACCTGCAGCGTGCCCACCTGCCTGTGCGGGCGTACAACCCCGGACGGGCTGACAAGACCCAGCGCCTGAACATCGTGTCCAATATCATCGCCCGTGGCCGGGTGTGGATCCCTGAGTCGGATAACCGAAAGGGTTACGTCAAGGACTGGGCCGAGGGGTTTGTCAGCCAGATCTGCTCGTTCCCTGAGACCACGCACGACGACCTCGTTGACGCCTGCACCCAAGCCCTGCGCTACCTGCGTGACGCTGGCTGGCTAGACATCGACCCGCCGCCCCGTGATGACTGGGACGACGAGGACTACGCAGACACTGGGCGAGTTCGGAGGGTTAATCCTTATGCCATCTAGCCATGCCATCAAGTTCTACCTGCACCTGCTGGTGATTGCGCTGTCCGCTTTTGGGACTGGCTGGTTCGCCTGCATGGTCTATTACCACATTGATCCATCGGGTCTTTACCTGTACAAGGCAATTTATGGTACGATCTGATCGTTGTGGTCGCGCACGACAGTTGAAAGCCGTTACTCATGCATTGGCCTCCGGGGATTCTCGGGGGGCGCGACCCAGTGCAGTAGTAACGGCTTTTTGCGTTTGTGACCTTGACTCGGACATCATGCGGTACGTCGGTGGTGGAGTCTTAAATAACCCTGTGACACGAGCAAGCCAGAGCAGGGGCGGTGGGCGAATTCCCAGAGCCGGGCGGTTAAACAAGTCTGAGATAGCGCAACGACGGCTGGCTCCATACGAGGGACGGTCAAAGCGTAGAGCGAACTTTGGTTTTGACCACGGTAAGGCTACGCTTTGCTCAGGCATTCACCACCAAGGGTGTGAATTGGACTCCAAGCCCTCCAACGATTATGATCACGCCATTCCAGCAGAGGGTGACCACCATGCGTAACCAGTTCGAGCCAGCAAAGCTTCCGACCTTTGAGCCTCTGAAGCCCCTAACGCTTCCGAATCTAAACCAACCCGAAACCCAATCGGTTTCCAAGAAGCAGTCCCTCCAAGACATTCACATGGCCGGTGGTGGGGTTCCTGCCCAGTACAAAGGCCGTGAGCACGTCTGGCACGCCAAGGTCAACAAGCACGAGGTCAGCATGAAGAAGGGTGGCGACCCGCTCGACGAGTTCGTTCCCCCACGCTTCCGCTCGGCTGGCCGACGACCAGAGAGTCAGAACGACCGCACTGCCGCAGCCAACATGCCCGTGGACTTTGCCCGTGGCGCAATCTCCGGAGCCCTCGGCGCACCCGGCGACATTGAGTCGCTGGTTCGGATGCTCCCCGGCTTTGACGAGAAGACCTTCCTGCCCACGTCCGAGGACATCGAGAAGCGCCTGCCCTTCCGCTCAGACACGCCCCAAGGCCGCATGGCTTCTGGGCTGGGCTCACTGGCTGGTGGTTTCTACACCGGGCCGGGATCTCCGTTTAACGTGGCCGGGAAGGCCGCCAAGCTGGCCGGTGAGGGCATGGGCGCACTCAAGGGAAGCGGGGCCGGTACAAAGGGCTTGGCTGGCCAACGTGGCGTCGTAAAGATGCCGGGTGGCAACTGGCTGACCGGGCGGGTTGAGAAGGACGTGAAGGGTTTGAAGCGCCACGTTCCGGAGGAGGGCGAGATTGAAAACATCAATCGCGTTGCCGGTCAAGATGTCCGACCTCAGCGGCAAGCAGACATTGCCCTGAACAAATGGGTTGACAGTAACCTGTCCAACTACATCAAGAAGCAGATGGGCACGCCAGAGGATCCAGTCCGAGCGCTGGCCGAGCAGGGCATCACGCACAAGAAAGAATTGGATCCTGCCTTAAATTACGCTGGCTTGAGGGAGCAGCGGGAAAAGGCTGGATTCCCCGCCGAGGGCATGGGCCAATCTCCGTTGGCCAAGGCTTGGGAGCAAGCTGCTGACGAGGCCATCGCCACGCACCGAGCTGGCGACATCCAAGAAATGCCGAACAAATTTATTAAGGGCGAGGAAGCCAAAGCCAAGATGGTTGCTGCGCGAGATGAGCTTGACAAGAAGTTCATGAAGCGTCTTGAGGATGCTGGAATGAATGACAACGAGGTTGCCAGTCTCATGAGCCGCACCCCGTATATTGACAAAGCCCAAATTATTGGGGACACGGCTTTTTCTCAAGCCAACGCTGATTATGTGGCACAGCACTCTCCAATGATGAGTTCCTACTTGGAGCTTGGCCGTCAGAACCCATGGATCTCCAAGGTCGACCCAGAGACGCCAATACATTCGTCCTTTACTGGTGGCCTCGGTTTCGACCACATCATGGACGTGCTGCGCGAGGATCTGACTGCTGGCCGCATCCGCCCAGAGCAGATGAACAAGATCAGCATCAGCGACGCGGTACGCCGCACCCATGCGTATGACGAGGACATGGCCAAGAAGATGGCGGAGGCCCAAGCCAAGGTCACCGAGGGTATGCCAGTCCACAAGGAGTACCCAGAGGGCTACAAGTGGATCGAGCTGACTCAGCCTAAAGCCGACCCTAGCAGGCCACTGCCAGAGGGATACCATTACGAAACGGAAAAGGACGGCTCCGTCGTGGTGGATAGCAGAACTGGCGAAGTGGCGAGCCCCGAACTTGCTGCTGCCCTCAAATACGAAGGCGACACCATGGGCCACTGCGTTGGAGGCTACTGCCCTGACGTGCTGGAAGGCCGCAGCCGCATCTACAGCCTGCGTGACGCCAAGGGTGAGCCTCATGTTACGGTAGAGGTGCAGCCCGTGCGTGGTTCAGAACTGGGTCGAATGATGGGCGACCTTTCAGACGAGGAAGCCGCCGCGATTTACAAAAACCCGCCCCAGCGCATCAAGCAGATCAAGGGCAAGCAGAACCGCGCACCCAAAGAAGAGTACCTGCCCTACGTCCAAGACTTCGTCAAGAGCGGCCAATGGTCTGACGTTGGTGACCTGCAGAACACCAAACTACGCCGCACCTCTGATGCGTTCAATGAGAACGAGATCAAGAAGATCCAAGCCGCTGGTATAGAAGTTCCAACATGGGCCACTCCTGATGAGATAAAAGCGATTGGAGACAAAGTTTGGCCCGGACAGTACGGCACACCGCCGGGCGGCATTCCACCTGAAAGCATGGCCCACGGCGGCGAAGTCCACATGGCCGGTGGTGGCCTGCTGAAGTCTGGGCTCAAGAAGCTGGCGCAGTTTGCCGAAGACGTTCCCAAAGGCATTAAGCCCATCGTAGTCCGTACCCCGGAAGAGCGAGCGGTGTTGGAGAAGTTTGGCCAAAAGCAGGAGCAAGAGGCTGTTCGCGCTAAGAAGGTTGAGAAGGCCGCACGCACAGCAGCCGCCGAACCCGAGGCGCAGGCCAAGCCGGTAAAGTCAACAGGCAGGCGCGAGAAGGTTGCTCCGGACGTGTATCGCAAAATGGCTGCCGAGCTGGGCGACGAAGCGGTACTCAAGGCTGCCCGAGCTGGTGAGCACCTTAAGCCAACAGCATCTGGGTACACTGGGTTCCCCCGCACCGTCACCAGCCCGCAGGGTCTGGGCGCAATGCGCAGAGCTATTGACCAAGACTTTATTGACTCGGTGGAGGCCGTCCGCCTTGCAGACCCCGAGCGGCTGGGAACATGGTACGACCGAGCCAAGAAGGGCATCGCCGAGAGCGTTGAGCCCTACCAGTTACCACGCACACTTGAACAGCACGGCGTCTACTCCGCAGGCGTCAGCCCTGAGTCAGAACTGGGCTTTGCCTTAAAACACTTGAACAGCCGTGTGGCTGGTGAGCCGGGCATGGCCTACCGTGGCGCTCCCATGCGGACGCTCGACACCGCTGTGGCCGGTGATCGACCAGCCAAGATGGGCTTCAAGATCGGCGAGTACGCTGAGAAGAACGACCCCCGCGTGGCAAACGCGGGCCTGTTTGGCGTGAACGATTTCCGCCGCGCCCAAGGCATGGGCTACACCGATCCGCAGGGTAAGCCGTGGAAGGCTGGCGTGTCCGAAACAATGCACCCAGTTATGGACGCCGAAACCGCTTTGCAGGTGGAGCGAGCCAATGTTGCAGGCATTGGTGGCCGCAGCGATTGGGCTGGCCCGCACATCCAAGAGGTTCCGTGGGTCTACGGCAAGGCTCAGGATCTGTATGGTCGGGGTAAGCGCGGTCGCTACGGTGGCGACGAGCTGGAAGGCATCAAGTCCGCCATTCAAGACGCCAACAATACCGCCCGCGACTATATGTACAAGCACGCAGCGTCGGCCACGCACGAGGCAATCCCCGGCGCGTCCCTTGGCCACGTCCGTCAAGCGCTGGACATGACGCCTGAAGAAAAGGTTGCCTACGGTCAACGTGGACGCTGGGATCAACCTGCGCCCGAGGCGGCGTTGAACGAACTTCCCGAGGTGGGTGCAGGCAACCGAGACATCATTTACGGGGCGGCAGGCTACCGCCAGCTTCCTTCGCGTGAGGCCAGCGGTCTATACATCAACAAGCTTGGCGGCGTTGAAACCAACCCAATGACAATCGCCCGCCCGCTGATGGACTACCCCACCGGAGGCGGCGGCCTGATGGCTCCCGAATCCCGCAAGATGATGGACACCGCCGAGCAGTTCCGCGCCCTGATAGATGCCCAAGAGGCTGGAGCGTACAACCTGCCAAACACCATGGCCGATGTCAAGGGAAAGACCTCTATGGTCATGGACACTCGGGCAATGAACCCAGATCAGTTAGCTGACCCAACCGCAGGCGTGTTGCCTACGTCCGAGCAATTGGCCAAAATGAGCGACGTTATGGGCGAGTACGGCTACGGCGTGACCTCAACCAATCGTGGCGCAGTGGCGTTCCCATTCGACCCGTCGATCGACTCAGCCGAGGCATCTAAGGCAATGCGCAAGGGAAGCAAGGCTTTGCAAGAGATCTACCCTTCGTCGCAGCAAAAAAGCATGACCACCACAGGTTATGTGCCGGGTGTTGGCAAGCGCAGCGCCGAAGGCCCGCTATCTACCGCCCCGTTCAGTGGCGAGGCGACCAGCGACATGCTCAAGGCATTTTCAGAGATGCACCCGTCGGTGTCCCAAAACCTAAGCGAATCGGAAGCAATTCGGGCCGCCATTCGTGAGAAGGCGCTACGCGATTCCCTGATGGGCGGCACGCGCAAGGACATTCAAGAGACGCGCAGGTTCTTCAGTGAGGCTGACTGGCCTAAGGCTGTAGAGATGATTCGCCGGGGAATAACGCCCGCCGCCGCACTTGCCGCACTTGGCTACAGCGCCAGTTCAATGGCAGGTGAAAAGAAATGACTATAGTAGCCCGCGAGCTTTTGCGTAGTACCGAGCGCCACCGCCTGCTTGCTTCAGCCATGCTTGATCTTCTGCTGAAAACCGCTGACGCTTGGGCTTTGCGCTTTCAACTTTGGCAACTAGCTCTTCCATCAATTCCGCGCACTCGTCGTAATAGCTACCCGGATCAACATCTTTCAGAAACTCAATTGCTTGGTCATATTTATCCATTTGCGCTCTCCATGCGTGTAATGTGAACTTAAATCATAGCACAAGGACAAACAACATGGCTACCCAATTTCCAATTGACCAAGAGTACAACCGCTTCATTGGCGGCAACCCAACCCAAGACGCTGAGGCTGGAGCAGAAGAGCAGCCCCAAGAAGTCGAGATGCCAGAGATGGACGATGCCGAGCTGGAAGAGCTTCCCGACGGCAGCGTGGTGGTCACCATGGACACCAAGGGGCCGATGGAAGACGAAGACTTCTACCAGAACCTGTCCGACAGCGACCTGATCCACGACCAAGACCTCGACGGACTGGCCCTGCGCTACATCGAGCTGATCGAGAAGGACAAGGAGTCCCGCAAGCAGCGCGACAAGCAATACGAAGAGGGCATCAAACGCACCGGCATGGGCAACGACGCCCCCGGTGGAGCCAACTTCAACGGCGCATCCAAGGTGGTTCACCCCGTAATGGCCGAGACCTGCATTGACTTCGCCGCCCGCGCCATCAAAGAGATGTTCCCGCCAGATGGCCCGACCAAGACCAAGATCTTGGGCGACGTGACCGAGGAGAAAACCACGATTGCCGAGCGCAAACGTGACTTCATGAATTGGCAGCTCACCGAGCAGATCGAAGAATTCCGCGACGAGCAGGAGCAAATGCTGACCCAGCTCCCTCTGGGCGGATCGCAGTACCTGAAACTCTGGTACGACGAGAAGAAGAAGCGCCCCTGCGCCCAGTTCTTGCCGATTGACAACGTGCTTTTGCCCTACGCCGCCGGAAGTTTCTACACCGCCGAGCGTTTCACCGAGGTGGACGACATCTCCGACTGGGATTACAAGCGCCGCGTGAACTCCGGCCTGTACCGCGACACGGTGCTGTCCCGCGCCACCATGGATCCGGAGATGACCGGCTCGCAGAAAGCCACCAACAAGGTCGAGGGCAAGGCCCAGAACGACAACGAGGATGCGGTTCGTCGCGTTTACCACGTCTACACATGGCTGGAACTGGAAGACGACCCCGTCACCAAGGGCGAAATGGCCCCGTATATCCTGATGATCGACGACCTGTCCACCGAAGTGATCGGCCTGTACCGAAACTGGGAAGAAGGCGACGAAAGTTTCACCAAACTGGACTGGGTGATCGAGTTCAAGTTCATTCCATGGCGTGGAGCCTACGCAGTTGGCCTGCCACAGCTCATTGGCGGGCTCTCAGCGGCCCTTACCGGCGCTTTGCGGGCTCTGCTGGACTCTGCCCACATCAACAACGCCGCGACGCTCCTGAAGCTCAAGGGCGGAAAGATCTCTGGCCAGTCCCAAGAGATCGAAGTCACCCAGGTTGTGGAGATCGAAGGCGCTCCGGGCGTGGACGACGTGCGCAAGATTGCCATGCCCATGCCGTTCAACCCGCCATCGCAGGTTCTTTTCGAGCTTTTGGGCTGGCTGACCTCCGCCGCTAAGGGCGTGGTGACCACCGCCGAGGAAAAGATCGCTGATGTCAACAGCAACACCCCAGTCGGCACCACTCAGGCGCTGATTGAGCAGGGCGCAGCCGTTTTCTCGTCCATTCACGCCCGTTTGCACGAGTCTCAGGGCCGCGTGCTCAAGGTTTTGAGCCGAATCAACCGCTGGTATCTCGACGACATGCAGCGCGGCGAGGTTGTGGAGGATCTGGAGATCAAGCGCGAGGATTTCGCCCGCGTTACCGACGTTATCCCCGTCTCCGACCCCCACATCTTCTCTGAGACCCAGCGAATGGCCCAAACCCAAGCGGTTATGGCCATCATGAAGGACAACCCAGAGCTGTTCAACAAGAAAGTCGTGATCCAGCGCTTCCTGAAGCAGATCAAGGTGCCCGGCATCAACGAAATCATGACCGACACGCCTCCGCCAGTCAAGATTGACGCGGCCAACGAGAACGTGGCCATGGCCATTGGTCAATCCGCCTTCGCCTACCCCGAGCAAGACCACCTTGGCCACATTCAGGCCCACTTGGACTTCGCAAAGAACCCGATCTTCGGCGGCAACCCCATCATCGCCCCAGCCTATCTGCCCAAGGCGGTCGAGCACATCAAGCAGCACATCGTGCTCTGGTACTTGACCCGCATGACCGGCTACGTTCAGAAGGCCATGGGCAAAAAGCTCCCAGACTACGACTTGGAGAAGGATCCCAAGGCTGTGGACAAGCTGTACGCCTTGGCCTCGCAGCACGTCGAGATGGACGCCGAGCAAACCCTCAAAGGGATCATGCCGGTCATCGAGCAGCTTACTCAAGGCTTACAGAAGTTCAAGCCCCAGCCTCAGCTCACGCCCGACGCCAAGGTTCTCATGGACACCAGCATGGCCGAGACCCAACGTCGCCAGAAGCGCGACGAGGCAGAGATGGGGCTCAAGGACAAGGAGCTGGCGGCCAAGATCCAGATGGACATGTCCAAGCTGCAGCAGGATCAGCAGCACGCGATGGAAGAGATGCAGCTCAAGCTGGCCATCGCCACTGGCGACCGCGACATGAAAGAACGTATCGAAACAGCCCGCTTAACGCGCGATGCGGCAAAGCTCAATTTCGAGCAAACCAAGGCTGAACCAACCCAAGGAGCTAACTATGGCAACGAGTGATCAGGAGCAGAAGGGCATTAACGTGCCTCAGCACAAGCGCATGGCAATGGGCGAGAAGCTCGACGGCCAGAGCATGAAGGGCAGCACCGCCCCAACCAAACAGTCAGGAGGTCTGTCACAGGCTAAGAAAAAATGAGAACCATTTCCGACCTGATCGGCGGAATTAAGGCTAGGCAAGCTGAAATAGCTGCGTCCCTTGTTGCTGGAAATGCGACTAACTGGGAGTCTTACATCCGACTGGTAGGTCACAACGGGGGCTTACAAGAAGCCCTCGACATCCTAAATAACCTGATGAAAGAAGACGAAGATGAGCGATAACCCGGTAGCTTCTAACGAAGCTGAGATGGCTTGGGCATTTCCGAGCGTAGATCCCGGTGCAAAACCTCTTGGTGGGCGTATTTTGGTACAGCTCCGCCGCACAAAAAAGGCAACAACTGCATCTGGAATTATTTTGGTCGAAGAGACCAAAGAAACCGAAAAGTGGCAAAACATGGTGGCCAAGGTCATTGAGATCGGCCCACTGGCGTACAAGCACCGCGACACGATGGCTGCATGGCCTGAAGGTAGCTGGGCGAACGTCGGCGACTTTATTCGCGTCCCCAAGTGGGGTGGTGATCGTTGGGAGGTTCACGTCCCCGGCGAAGACAAGAGCGAAGATCCGGCCCTGTTCATGGTTTTGAACGATCACGAGGTGATTGCGAAGCTGACAGGTGATCCACTTGCAATGAGGGCTTTTTTGTGAGCACAACAGACAAAGAAGAGAACATCAGCGTCGTTGAGGAAAAAGACGGCTCAGTTACTGTCGACCTGCCCGGCCATGTTGCCGAGCATGACGATGACAACGAGCCAGAAAGCCATCAGGACAACGACGGGGATGTAGATCACCCAGACGACACTGACGCAGTACGTGAGGCCCGCCGCAACCGCCGCAAAGCCAAGAAAGAGTACATCAAGCGCACCAACGAGGAAAAGGATCAACGCCTTGGCCTGTTGCAGCGTCAGAATCAGGAGCTCATGGAGCGCCTGTCCGTCGTAGAGCGAAAGACGCATGGCGCGGATCTTGCTCGCTACGAGAAGGCAATGGAAGACGAGGAATATCGTCTGCGGTACGCCCAGAAGAAAATGCAGGAGGCGACCGACAACTCCGACGGTGAGGCATTTACCAAGGCCCAAGAGCTCTGGTACGACAGCCGCCGCAAGCTGGAAGCGATGCACAGCTACAAGGAGCAGGCTGCGAAGTCTAGCTCTCAGGATACTGCGCCAGCAAATCCCAAGCTTGTCCGACTGGCAAATAACTGGATGGAGCGCAATTCTTGGTACAACCCGGACGCCGGGGACGAAGATACTCAGATTGCCAAGGTCATCGACAACCGCTTGGTTGCCGAGGGCTGGGATCCAGCTTCCCAAGATTATTGGGATGAGCTAGATAATCGCTTGCAAAAGAGATTGCCCCACCGTTATACTCGAACCAGTGACGAGCCCTCCAGAAGGAGCCCTCGAAGCGTGGTTACCGGGTCAAGCCGTGAATCATCTAGTCCATCAGGCGGGAATACATTTGTTTTGGCACCCGAACAGGTGCGAGCAATGAAAGACGCTGGTTTTTGGGATGACGCCCAAAAGCGGAACAAGATGATTAAACGGTACGCCCAAGACGCACGCAACAACAGGAGCTAAACATTATGGATTCTCGTCTCAAAAAAACTCTCAACGCCGGTGGCCGTGAAAGCCGATCTTCACAAGATTTATCACGAGCTGCTCCCGAAGAGAAGTTCATTTCAAAGCAGGAACGTCGCAAGATGTGGAGCGATGAATGGACACAAAGTGCGCTGCCGAAGGTTCCGGAAATTCCGGGATGGCATCTTTGCTGGTTATCGACCACCAACGGCTACGACAGTATTGATAAGCGGATGCGATTGGGCTACGTTCCCGTGAAAGCGGATGAGTTACCCGGATTCGACAATTACCGCGTAAAGGCTGGCGAAGATATTGGTTTTATCGCGTGCAACGAAATGCGCCTGTACAAGCTTCCAATGGAGGTTTATCAGGAGGTCATGACGGAAATGCACCATGAGGCACCCAAAGAGGAGGCGGACAAAGTCCAAGTCCAAGTTGAGCAGCTTCAAGGAAACCGCGATAGCTCAGGCAGAAGTCTGGGAAGCGTTGAAGGCGAAGGCTTTGGCAATTTGAACCGAAACGTCCAAGCTCCCGTGTTTTACGGGTGAAGACTTAACAAAAGGAGTTAGATATGAGTGCAACCTCTGCTCCGTTCGGCCTGCGTCCTTCGTTCCACCCATCGGGTCTGGATCGCGCTGTGGCGCTCGCTGGCGGTATCGCTTCCGGTTACAACACCGGAATTCTCAAGGGCCAACCTGTGGCTCTTAACACGTCTGGAAACATTGTGGCCATTGCCGCTGGTGACGCCTACCAAGGTGCCTTCGCCGGTCATGAGTACACCGATCTTTCTGGCCGCCGTCAAATCAGCAACCAGTGGATTGCAAATACTGCATACCAAACTGGCTCTGAAGTGACTTACTACTACTCTGACCCGAATATCGTTTACGACATTCAGGCAAATGGTAGCTTGGCACAAACTTCGATTGGTGATCAAGCCAACTTCGCAAGCGTTACTGCTGGTTCCACGACCACAGGCTTGTCGCAGTGCATGATTTCCACTTCGTTGGTCGGTTCGGGCAACGTCGGTGATATGCGTATCATCGGTTTGTACAACGGCGTTGACAACGCTTGGGGTGATGCGTACACCGTGGTTCAGGTTCAAGTGAGCCGCAGCCAGTACGTCGCTACCATTAACGCTATCTAAGGAGCAAAAAAATGGCAGCACCAATGCGCAGTACGGACTTCCGTTCGATCGTTGAGCCTATTCTCAACGAGTGTTTCGACGGAGTCTATGACCAACGTACCGACGAATGGTCTCGCGTTTTCCGCGAGCAAGACGGTATTCCCCGCAACTACCACGAAGAACCCGTCTTGTACGGTTTTGGCGCGGCTCCCCAGTTGCCTGACGGCACTCCCGTCAGCTACCAACAGGGCGGCGTGCTCTTCTTGCAACGCTATGTGTACAACGTGTATGGCTTGGCCTTCGCGTTGACCAAAGTGTTGGTTGAAGACGGCGACCACATCCGTATCGGTCAGGTCTATGCTCGT